ATTAACAACAACACAAACAAGGAGAACTACCAATGGCTACTAAAACAATCGAACTTAAAGGTACACTTGAGTGGGCTAAGTTGTTTGAAGGCAACCGTGACCAAGGGCAGTACGACATTGATACAGATGGTGCTACTACCATCGACATTCTTATGGACTCTTCCAATCTCAAGTCTATGAAGGATGCAGGTATTCGTAAGCAAGGTAAGGCAGAAGGTGATCTCACACGTGTTAAGTTCAAACGAGGTTGGGCAGATCAGTTCGGTCGTGATTGGGCAGCAGGTCCACCAAAGGTCTTCGGTACAACAGGTAAAGAGTGGGGTATGGATGACGGTCTCATTGGTAACGGTTCCGAGGGTATCGTCTTCGTAGAGGTCTACGACACAAAGATGGGTGTTGGTTGTCGTCTAGCTGGTGTGCAGGTCATCAACCATGTAGTCTTTGAGTCCGAAGGTGGCGGTTCAGGACCTACCATTAATCCTAAGGACTACTCCGGTCAAGCTACACAAGCCTCCGGTGCATCACAAGCAGCTAAGCCAGCTGGCTACTCACCGAAGGTAGCCCCTGGAGACATCCCCTTCTAAGGGGTAGGCTAACCGCTGGTAGCTCAACTGGACAGAGCAAGTCACTTCTAATGACTAGGTTGTGGGTTCGAGTCCTACCCAGCGGACCAAGGTATGTTAGTATTGGTTAGGTTTAACTGACCCACGGTGCTCAGGCGTCACACTGTGGTAGTCCAAGTAGGGTTCGATTCCCTCGCTGACACCAAGAATAGAACAACAGAGAGGGGCTACGGCCTCTCTTTCTACCTCTAACGCAAAGGAGCCGACATGAGTATAATTTTAGAATTGCGTGAAGCTCAAAAACTATACGAAGACGCAGGCGTTGATGGGTCCGAAGGGGCTAGAATGATGCGGGCTTCCGCTGACGAGATTGAACGTCTAACCCAAGAGTGTGACGATGCTAGGGGCCTGTTCATTTCTCTCCAAGATAAGGTTAATGCCGCCCTATGCCACGAACGTCGAGTATGGGAAAAGAACAACACGTAGAGGAGACAATATCTACGAGACAGAGGGTGAGTACCAAGCTCTTCGTGGTTATTAAGACCAAGAAAGGAGATATACGATGAAGACACTAATAATTGATGGGGACATTGTTGCATACCGAGCCTCATGGTCGTGCAACAAAGACACTGAGAAGGAGGCACTTGATAAGGTAGACGAGATCATCGACTACATCTTCAAAGACTGCACAGGAGGGCCCTACTTGGGCCTTGAGAAGTACTTCCTGTATACAACAGGTAAGACCAACTTTAGACACGACGTTGCAACCACAGCCCCTTACAAAGGCAATCGCAAAGACACTGATAAGCCTGTCCACCTAAAGGCAGTTTACCAACACCTAGCGACCAAGTGGCAAAGTATTGAGTCCATCAACGAAGAAGCTGATGACTTGGTAGGCATTAAGTCAGCTGAGCTAGGTGAAGACTGTATCGTTATTACAGTGGACAAGGACATGTTACAGCTACCTTGTGAACACTTCAACCCTACAACAGGTGTTCGTAAGACAGTGACAACCCTTGAAGGTCTACGTTTCTTCTACTCCCAAATGCTTACAGGAGACAAGGTAGACAACATCATAGGGTTGTTTAGGGTAGGCCCAGTCAAAGCCTACAAGGCTCTAGAAGACTGTGAAAACGAGAGTGATCTCATGACAGCAGTAGTCAAGACCTACGCCGAGCATACGGACTACGATGACAAAGATTACGACTTCATCATGGATCGCATCATAGAGAACGGTAAGCTACTGTGGTTGCGACGAGAGGTGGGTCAAGTCTGGAGACCATACATTCTGGAGGTACCCGATGCCAAGGAAGAATAGATTCCATGGGATAGAAGCTGGGTACCGATCAGGACTAGAAGAGAAGACAGCTATCAACTTAGACTCAAGAGGCGTTACCTTCGAGTACGAGAAGCACAAGATCAAGTGGTTGGACAGTAAGGAACGATCGTATACACCTGACTTCGTGTTATCAAACGGTATCATCATCGAGACTAAGGGTCGCTTCGTATCAGAAGATAGACGTAAGCACAAGGAGATCAAGAAGCAGTATCCACATAAGGACATACGCTTCGTCTTTAGTAACTCACGAGCCAAGCTGTACAAGGGTGCTAAGAGTACCTACGGAGACTGGTGTGACAAGAATGGGTTCCTATACTCGGACAAGGTTATACCAGAGGAATGGACAAAGGAGAACGACAAATGAGTATTAGTAAAGCAGGACAAGGTAAGACAGTCATCGCTTGGAGTTGTGGTCACTCTTCACCTGAGACGAGTAACGAACGGTTTGATTGGTTAGGTGGTCTCATTCACGATATCAAACCTGATTACTGCGTAGACCTAGGGGATGGTGCAGACATTAAGTCACTCAACTCCTATGACACAAAGAAACCTAAGAACCTTGTAGCACAGAGTTACGAGCGTGACATTGCTTCGTACAACGAGTCACAAGACCTATTGCGTTACCGCTTCAAGAAGAGTAAACGGAGTAAGCCATCATGGTACGGCTTCGAGGGTAATCACGAATGTTTCCAAGGACATACTGAAGTCTTCGTTAAAGGAAAGGGATGGGTTTACGCTCCCCAAGTTTCTAAAGGAGACGAAGTAATGAGTCTAACTGGTGTTTGGGAACCAGTACAGGAAACTCACAAGCTTTGGCATGAAGGCCCTATGTACTCTTACCAGAGTCAGACAGGTTCTTTCACAGTTACACCTAACCACAGAGTTTACTACTACACCTCTCAAGGAAACCTTATAGTAAAAGAAGCGAAGGACACACCAAACACACTAGACTTACCTGTTTCTGTTCGGAATAAAGAGTTGAAACTAACAGGTCTTACCGATAGTGAGTTAAAGTTCAACGCTATTGCTTTGACAGACAGCTTCCACAAAGGGAGTAAAATCACCTTTTACCAGTCTGGAGATAAAGCTCTCGTTGTTGAGCAGATCATCAAGGACTGTGGTATTGAATACCGTAAGGTTGTTCGAGATCGAGACATCAAAGCAATCTGTGGGGTTGAACTAAAATCAACTCAAATCGGATACGAGTTTCACATGGATCGACCTGATTGGTGTGTAGATCAGAACAAGACTATACCTTCTGAGTTCTTCCAGTTAACAGAGGACCAAGCAGAAATCTTCCTAGACATGTTGATCTTCTGCGATGGGTCACCAATGGTTGATAGAGGTAGTTCTGTGTTCTACGGTCAAAAGAAAATCTGTGGTGATGTACAAGCTTTCTGCCAGTTCAATGGACATAGAGCTTCAGTCACAGAGTACCGACCCAATCAGTACCGAGTCAACATAAACCCTCGGAATAAGCAACGGTTTAATAAAAAGATTGAAGCTCATACCGAAGACTGGGTGTTCTGTCTTACTGTTGAGAGTGGCAGCTTCTTAGCCAGACAAGGGGGGGTCAGTATGTTTACAGGTAACTGTCGAATCAAGACAGCAATCTCGTTTGACCCCCGACTAGAAGGTAAGAAGTATGGGATTTCCTTTGAACACCTACAGACCAACAAGTGGTTTAACGAGTATCACCAATACGAGAATGGAGCACCTGCTATTCACAATTACGATGGTGTTGACTACGCTCACTATGTGGGTGCTGGTAACTTTGGCAGGGCCATTAGTGGTATGCATCACGCATATGGTCTACTACAGAAACGATACTGCTCTGTCAGTGTCGGTCATAGCCACAAACGTGGTATGTACTTTAAGGACGACGTTGGTAGTAATGGTATTATTGGTTCAGTTCTTGGTTGTTACAAAGGCGCACCAGAGAGTTGGGCTGGACAAGCCAACAAAGAGTGGTGGACTGGTGTTGTAATTAAACGTAACGTAGCTGACGGTATGTACGAACCACAGTGGATTTCAATGGATACTTTACGTAAAGAGTACGGTAATAAACAGTAAGGAGTAAGAACAATGAGTATCAATCTAAGTAATACAGAATGTTTAGTTAAGTTAGACAGTGTTATAGCTACAAAGGTTGCTAACATTTGCACAGGTTCTGTGGACTGGGTATACTATCCCTGGCCTACTATGCTAATGTCAGTTATTGGATACACCTTGTTAGCTGTCTGTGTCTCATTCTTTCTAATTCTGTTTACAATATCAGTGTTCATCACCAAATAATAAGAGGGAATAAGTAGTATGGCTATAGAGTACGAAGTAGTAATGAAGGTTAGAGTAGACACCGACTTCTTTTATTGGGACCTAGATACAAAGGCTAGGCAAGACATAATCTCAGACAGTATCTTAAATGCGTTGTACGACATTGACGACATTCACGTATCAGCAGTAGTAGCAGAGG